ATGTTTCGGGTAAGAGGCAATCTGTGCCTCCTTGTGGGCGATGACGGCCGGTTCTCGAACGGCCTGCGCTACCCCGGCGACCCCACGGGTCCGGCCTCCGAGGTGTGGAACTGCCGCTGCGCGCTGGTGGCCTCCGTGCCAGGCTACGACGCCTTCGAGGACCGCAATGCCTCGAAGCTTGAGACCAGCTACGAGGACTGGAAGGCGGGGCGCGACCCGAAGACGGCCACGCCCAGCGGACGCAGCCTCAAGGAGTTCATGGACACGCCGGCCGTGGGCAAGGCCGCGAGCAGGGCCGGCATGAGCAGGGCGCAGCTGCGAAGGCGCATAGTGTCACAGCTCAACGCCGACGGCAGGACCGGCCGCGACTTCCCGTCGATGACCAGGGCAGAGCAGCAGGAGGCGCTAAAGGAAGCCGTCGAGCTTACGAGGAAGCAGGACAAGCCACGCCGCAATGTGAGGGTCGTCAACGATGCCCTTTACAACTCCCAGAAGAACTACGTCGAAAGACACGGCGGAGTTGTCAAGAGGGACGCCGAGGCGGAGGAGCATCTTGACAAGCTCGGAGCCGGCGCCTCAAGCCTAGATGACGCGGTGCTTCTTAGACCCGACGCAAGCACGTCGGAGGTGCTGGAGGAGGTCTTTCACTTTAAGCAGAACCTGCGAGGAGACTACTCCGACGCGCCGGTCGACGAAATGGTGACAAGGAGGGAGATAGACGCCCAGAAGTTCCTTCTGAGTGTCGCTGAACGGTATAATATTCCCAGATCAGAGACTGAGCTGACGAAAAGGAACCTTGCCAGATACGAGTCGGACCTGAGAAAAATCCTGGAACAGAGGAGGAACGGGCATGAAAGTGAATGAAAGCATCCCGCTCGATTTTGGTGACAGCAAGTCATACACGGTTCTCGTGCTCGACGGCAGGGTCCCAGACACTCGGTTCACATCCGTCCTGTGCGGTGCTGAGACGATAAAAACCGTTTTCATGTCTGGTGGCAGGCTCGACGCGGTGGCAGTCGAGGGAATACATGACTTCACAGGCAGGGAGGTCACGTTCGCATGAGCGACTTCAAGACCATAGCCCGCATCCTGGGCGCCATCCGCTCGTGCGAGGGGCGACCGTTCGACGTGGCGGCGGTGAGCCCGGAGGCCCTGGGCGTCAGCGAGGAGCAGCGCGACGTGCTGGCGTGCAAGCTCCAGCGCGCCGGCAAGGTGGGCGGCCTCATGACAACCGAGGGCATCGACGGCGCGCCCCTGCGCGTGCTGTGGGCGCAGTCGGAGCCCGAGGTCACGCTGGACGGCCTGGAGTACATGGCCACCTGCGAGCCGCTAAGGAGCGCCGCGCGCGATGTCGTGGGCGTGTCGGCGGCGGTCTCCGCCACGGCGGCCGCGCTCTGTTCGATGCTGTAGCCCAACCCAAGCCCAGGCATGGCTCAGGCCCCCGCCACCACGGCGGGGGCCTTTCTCTTGCCGCGTGACCGCGACGCGACCATGGCCGCGAGGTGATGTGGGGATGGCGAACAACGTTGACGCAACCGACCACACGCAGAAGTGGCTCTCGGCGCTCGCGCCGGCGCTCTCGCGCGGCCTTGAGCAGGTGGGCCTGGCCGCCGAGGGCCACGCGAAGGCAAAGTGCCCCGTGGACACGGGCAGGCTCCGCAACTCCATAACGCACGTTCAGCTGGACGCCCACCACGAGGCCATAGGCACCAACGTCGAGTACGGCCGCTACGTCGAGCTTGGCACGAGCCGCGCGGACGCCCAGCCCTTCCTGGTGCCGGCCGCCTCCGAGCACTCGTCCGAGTACAGGGCGATCATGCGCGCCGCCCTGGGCGGCGGGGCGTGACCCGATGCCCAGCATCTCCCCCGAAGAGCGGGCCAGGCATCGCCCGCCCCACGCGGCAGGGAACGCCGCACGGCCGCCCGAGGCACCGGGCGGGGACGGAGGGGAAATGGCACTCACGCGCAAGATGCTCAGGGCAATGGGCATCGAGGACGAGAAGGCTGACGAGATCATCGACGCGCACGCGGAGACGGTGGACGCGCTCAAGCAGCGCATCGCCGACGCGGGCAAGGGTGGCGAGGACGCGGCGGCGCTCCAGAAGCAGGTGGAGCAGCTGAAGGCCGACCTCGCGAAGGCCCAGGAGGCTGGCGACGCCGACGGCATGGGGGCCAAGTACGAGGAAGAGCGCAAGGCCTTCGAGGACTACAAGGCGCAGGTGGCCGCGAAGGACGCCGACCGCACGAAGCGCTCCCTCTACCGCAAGCTGCTCGCCGAGGCCGGCGTGGACACCAAGCGCCTGGACGCCGTCATGCGCGTGGCGGACCTCTCCAAGGTCGAGGTCAAGGACGGCGCCATCCAGGGCGCCGAGGAGCTGGAGAAGGGCATCAGGGAGGACTGGGCGGACTTCATCCCGACCACGTCCACGCAGGGCGCAGAGCCCCCGACCCCTCCCAAGGCGGGCGCAGAGCCCGAACCCGACTACTCCAAGATGACCGCGTCCGAGTACATCAACTGGAAGCACTCGCAACAGAAGTAAGGAGCCGAAATGGCAAACACCATCCTCACGTCCGAGGTCATCGCGGGCGAGGCCCTCGACGTCCTCCGCAACAACGCGGTCATGCCCAACCTGGTCTACCGCGACTACAGCGGCGACTTCGTCCCCGGCGTCGGAGAGACCATCAGCGTACGCAAGCCCGCGACCTTCGTGGCCAACGAGTTCGCCGGCACGCTGACCGTCCAGGACGCCACCGAGACGAGCACGTCCGTCACGATGGACAAGCACCTGGACGTCTCCTTCGCGGTCACGTCCAAGGAGATGACCATGTCCATCGAGGACTTCTCCGCGCAGTTCCTGACGCCCGCCATGCAGGCGTTCCTGGACAAGGTGGACGGATACCTCATCGCCGCCGGCGTGGCGGCCGCCAAGAAGACCGTCGCCACCAGCGCCGCGGTCACGCAGGCCGACATCGTGAAGGCCCGCCAGGCCATCGTGCAGGGCAAGGCGCCAACCACGGACCGCAACTTCGTGTTCGGCCCGCAGATCGAGGCCGACCTCCTCAGCACCGAGCTCTTCGTGAACGCGGCGGCAGCGGGCGACACCGCCGGCCTCCAGGAGGCCAGCATCGGCAGGAAGTTCGGCCTGGACTGCTACACCGACCAGAACTGCGCCAACGCCAATGGAACCGAGGACGACGGCATCGTCTTCCACAAGAACGCCCTCGCCCTCGTCACCCGCCCGCTGGAGCTGCCCCAGGGCGCCGCGAACGCCTCCGTGGCCAACTACGACGGATTCGGCATCCGCGTCGTGTACGGCTACGACATGCAGACCAAGACCGACACGGTCTCCCTCGACATGCTGTGCGGCGTGAAGGCGCTCTACCCCGAGCTCGTCAGCGTCATCAAGCGCACGGTGGCGGCCGCCTAATGGCCGCCATGCTGGGCGCGGTCCTCGCGAGCGTCAACAACCGGTTCGCCGGAGAGCCCGTGCGCGGGCGCTGGTCCGTGTCCGGCGGAGAGCTCAACCCGGCCTCCGGCCAGGCGCTGCCGCTGGCGGACGGCCAGTGGTGCGACGTGGCGGGGTCCGCGCTCAACGACGGGCTGCACCAGGCGGGCGCCGGCGGGCTCTCGGACGAGGAGTTCGAGGGCACCGTCACGCCCCTGCGCGTCCCCCGCGAGCTGCTGGACATCGTCTCCGAGATAGAGGCGTGGCAGGCGGCGCAGGGGGCAGCGGCGGGCCCGTACGCCTCCGAGAGCTTCGGGGGCTACAGCTACAGCCGCGCGACCGACCCGGCCACGGGGCTGCCCATGACGTGGGAGGCGGCCTTCCGCTCCCGCCTGAACAAATGGAGGAAGCTGTGAGCCTTCTCGACCGCATGTCCCAGGTTGTCACCCGCCTGGTGGCCACCGAAGCCCCGGACGGGGAGGGCGGCACCGTGCGCACGCTCTCCGACGGCGCGACCTTCCGCGCGACGTGCGCCCGCGACTCGGCGCAGCCAGCGGAGCTTGGCGGCAAGGTGCGCGAGCGGGACGCGTGGGAGGTCCTGTGCCCGCGCGGCACCGGCCTGAGATTCCACGAGCTGGTGCGCCTGGCGGACGGCACGGTCCTGCGCGTCACGTCGACGCCGCAGGCGGCGCCAGATGGCGCGGGCATCGGCGCCGAGCGCGTCACGGCCGAAGGGGTGGGCGAGTGACCCCGGAGGCGGCGTTCTCGGCCTGGCTCGCCGGCGCCGTGGGCGCGACGGCGTACGCGGACGGGCACGTGCCCGACTCGGCCACATACCCGTTCGTCACCTTCACCCTTCCGGCGTCCTGCTGGGGCGCGGCGGCCACGGCGGCCACGGTCGACCTGTGGACGCGGGGCGAGGGCGAGGCCGCGACCAACGCCCGCGCGCGTGCCCTGTCCCGCGCCATCGGCCTGGGAGGCGTCCTGCTCGCCTGCGACGGCGGCGGCATGTGGCTCACGCGAGGCGAGCCGTGGTGCCAGGCGGTGGCCGACGATGACCCGGCCGTGAGCCGCAGGCGCATAAACGTCTCGGTCGAGTGGATGACCACGGACTAGACAAGGAGCAAGCCAAATGAAGTTCACGCAAATCCCGACCGAAACCTTCTCGCAGCTGCAGCTAAACGCCGGCCTGCTGCTCAAGTCCTTCACGCCCTCCACGGGCACGCTGGACAAGGCGGACATCATCGGCGCCACTTCCGGCGGAGTGAAGTTCACCGCCAAGCCGAGCTACACCGACTTCGGCGAGGACATCGACAACTGCCCCGCCAACATGGCCGAGCTGAAGCGCCTGGACAGCGTCGAGGTGACCATCTCGGGCACCTTCGTCACCGTCTCCACCTCCAGCGCGGCCTCGACCATCGGCGCCGCCGACGTCGACGCCAATGACCCCACGCACGTGGTCCCGCGCTCCGACCTCAAGGACGGGGACTTCGGGGACCTCTGGTGGGTCGGCGACTACAGCAACCTCAACGGTGACAAGAACGGCGGATTCGTGGCCATCCACATGATGAAGACGCTCTCCACGGGCGGCTTCGCCCTCACGAGCGACGACAAGAGCAAGGGCCAGTTCGACTTCGAGTACACGGCGCACTACAGCATGGACGACCCGACGGCCGTGCCGTACGAGGTCTACATCAAGGCCGGCACCGCAGAGACCGTGGGGGCGTAGCCATGAAGCTGTCGGAGGTGCCGGGGGACCGCGCGATAGAGACCATCGGACGCCTCGCGGGCCCGCTCGCCGCGATCGTCACCGACGAGGACGTGCGCAGGGCGGTCACGGAGGCGGGCGGCTCGCAGGCGGACGCCGCGGCGAGGGCCGTGCCGCTCCTCATGCAGCGCCACGCCGGGGACGTGACCGAGTGCCTGGCGGCGGTGGCCGGCGAGACGCTGGAGGAGTACACGTCCTCCCGCAACCTCGCCCAGGTGCTCGGCGACCTGTACGAGCTGCTGACCGACGAGGACGCGATCGCTTTTTTAGGGTCCAGGCAGCAGACGGCGGGGAGTGCGTCCGACTAGCCGTAGGCGAGTACGCGGGCCCGCGCAGCGCGCGGGCCTTCCTCGCATACGCGCAGGCGCGCCAGCGCAGGGACCGCGACAGGGCCCTGTGGCGATCCTACGTGGCGGCGTGCCTCCGCGGCGTGGCCGTGGGGGAGCGCCCGGCGCTCTCGTGGGACGACGTCCTGGAGCGCGACCGCAGGCCGCCGGCGCCGCCGATGGACGGGGCCGGGATAGCAGACGACGTGATAGCCCGCGCGGGGCTTAGGGTGGTGTGAGCCGATGAACCTGCTGGACCTCATGGTCAGGATAGGCGTGGACGACCAGGCGTCCTCCAAGGTGGAGGGCATCACCTCGGGCGCCATCGCCAAGGGCGTGGCCATGGGCAACGCCATGTGGGACGTGACCAAGCAGGTGGCCGGCGCGGCCGCCGGCGCCGTGAAGCAGGTCGCCGGCGGGGCGCTGCAGGCGTACTCGACCTACGAGCAGATGACCGGAGGCGTCGACAAGCTCTTCGGGGACGCGTCCGGGCGTCTCCAGGCGTACGCGGCGCAGGCCTACCAGACCAGCGGCATGAGCGCCAACCAGTACATGCAGCAGGCCACGTCGTTCTCGGCCGCGCTCATCAACTCCCTCGGGGGGGACACCGCGAAGGCCGCCGACATGGCCGACGTGGCCATGCGCGCCATGAGCGACAACGTGAACGTCTTCGGCTCGAACGCCGAGGACGTCCAGAACGCAATCATGGGCATCTCCCGCCAGAACTACACGATGCTGGACAACCTGAAGCTGGGCTACGCCGGCACCGAGGAGGGGATGCAGCAGCTCATCAAGGACGCCAACGCCTGGGGCGCCGCGAACGGGGAGGCGAGCGACCTCTCCATAGACTCCTTCGCCGACTGCGTGCAGGCAATCCAGCAGGTGCAGGAGGCGCAGGGCATCGCCGGGACCACCGCAAAGGAGGCGGCCGGCACCATCGAGGGCAGCGTGGCCATGGCCAAGGCGGCCTGGGAGGACTACCTGACGGGAATCGCCAACCCGGACGCCGACATGGGCCAGCTCACGCAGAACCTCCTCGACGCAATAGGCGACGTCGCCAAGAACGTCGCGCCGCGCATGGTGGAGATAGGCTCCGCCATCGTGTCGTACCTGCCACAGACCGTCTCGCAGGTGGGCCAGGCCCTCCTCCCCGTGGTGTCTGATGCGGCAACCAGCCTCGTGGACGTGGCGTCGTCCGCGCTGTCGATGCTCCGGGAGGACCTCATGGGGGTGACGCCGCAGGCGGTCCAGGACGTGGTCGGACAGATAGCGGCGGTCGCAGGCCCGCTCGCCCAGGCCATCGTAAACACCCTGCCTGCGCTCCTGAGCGCCCTCATGAGCATCCTGACGGGTGTCATCGAGTGGCTCGCGGCAAACTCACAGACGGTAGTCGACTCGGTCGTGTCGGTCGTCGGCAGGCTGTCGAACATGCTCATAGAGCACGGGCCGGAGCTCCTGGCGGCGGCAGGGCAGCTCTTCATGAACGTTGCGTCGGCCATCATCCAGGACCTGCCGGACATCGTGGAGACGCTCACGGACCTGCTCGTGATGCTCGTGCAGACGATTGCGGCGGACTCCCCGGCCATCCTCGCGGGTGCCGTGGTGCTGTTCGCGATGCTGGCGCAGGCGGTGTGGGACGTGCTTCCGCAGGTGCTGTCGGCGCTCCTCGGCCTCCTGGCCCAGGCGGTGTCGACGGTCGCGGGGGCGGTCGGGCAGATGCTCTCGGCGGGCCTCCAGATCATGGGCGGCCTGCTCTCGGGCGTAGCTCAGAAGGGCGGGGAGGTGCTCGACTGGTTCGCGGGCCTCCCGGGCAGGATACTATCCTCCCTCGGCGACCTCGGCAGCCTCCTCTTCAGCGCCGGCAAGGGGGTCCTTCAGGGCTTCCTCGACGGCCTGAAGAGCGCTTGGGGCGCCGTGACGGACTTCGTCGGGGGCATTGCCGACTGGATAGCCGAGCACAAGGGCCCCATCGAGTACGACCGGAGGCTCCTCGTTCCGCACGGCATGGCAATCATGCGCGGGCTCGGGAGCGGCATAGAGCGGGCCTTCGGCGCCGACGTCGTGCCCCTCGTCTCCGGCATGGGCGACCGCATCGCGGACGCCATGGCCATTGACGGTGGCCTGGGGCTCTCCCTCGCGCCGGCGATGGCGGCCGCCGGGGCGTCCGGCGCGACGGGCGCCGGGGCCACGATCTACAACCTCGCGATAGACGGCGCGACCGTCAACGGGGACGAGCACGTGCGCGGGCTCTTCATCGACCTGCTCACGGAGCTGCAGAGAAGGGCGGCGATGAACGTTGGCTAGCTACAGGGGGACCTACTTCCTCGTCTCGGGCTGGCGCGGTAGCGACGGCAAGTGGACCATGGCGAACGTGCCGGTGTACCGGCTCTACAACCCGTTCGCCGCGTGCCACATGTACACGACGAGCTACGCCGAGTACACGGGGATGGTCTCGGACGGCTGGCGCGGCGAGGGCATCATCTTCTTCACCGACGGCAGCGGCGACGTGCCGCTCTACCGCCTGTACAACCAGTACACGGGCATGCACCTGTTCACCACCAGCAAGTCCGAGTACGACGGCCTGGTGTCCGCCGGGTGGACCGGCGAGGGCACGGCAATGACGCTCGACTCCACCGGCAACTTCGACGTGTACCGCCTGTACAACCAGTACACGGGGGAGCACCTGTACACGCCGAGCGCGTCGGAGCGCGACGGGCTGGCGGCCCGCGGGTGGACCGACGAGGGCACGGCCTTCAGGGCGTACGCCCTCGTCGCGCTCGACACCGCCTCGGACTCGACGGCCGACGGCACGGACGTGCGCCTGGGCGCCTTCTCCTACGCGCGCTCCCAGGCGTGGGCCATGGACGCGCGCGCGGACGGCTCCCAGCGCCTGATGAACCTCCAGACGGGCAGGTGCCTGGCCGTGGCGGGCTCTGCCGCCACCACGGCCGGCGCGGACGTGTGGCAGTGGCACGACGACGGCAGCGAGGGCCTGCGGTGGGCCATCGCGCCCACCGGCTCAAAGGCCACCATCGGCGGCACCGAGTGCGAGCTGGTGACGCTCTCGCCGTCCTCCGGGGCCTCGATGGGCGTCGCGGCGTCCTCCGGGGCCGTCGGCGCAGACGTGCGCCTGGCCGCCCTCCAGGCGTCCAGCGCCCTGCAGCAGTGGGCGCTGCTCCCCATGCCCGCCGTGCGCTCGCGCGGCCTCTACGAGCTGCGCCTGATGGCCGACACCGGGCTCGCGCTCGACGTGGCGGGGGCCTCCGCCGCCGACGGCGCGGACGTGATGGTGCACCCGGCGAACGGCGGCAACAGCCAGAAGTTCTGGCTCGAGGACGAGGGGGACGGCTGGTCCCTGCGCGCCGTGCACTCCGGCAAGTACGTGGACGTGGCCGGCGGGTCAATCGGCGACGGCGCAAACGTCCAGCAGTGGCGCGACAACGACACGCGGGCCCAGCGGTGGCTGCTCACCGCCACGGGCACGACCTGGCTCGGCGGGGGCTCGCGGCAGGTGGTGACCCTCGGCGCCGCAGACTCGGACAAGCTTCTGCTCACAGCCACGGCGGCGTCGGCGGACGCCAGCGCGTACGTGGAGGCGGCTGCCGCCAGCGACACGCAGCGCTGGGCGCTGCTCCCCACGGTGGGCGTGGACGGCTCGGTGCCGGTGCCCACGGACGTATGCCTGTCGTCCGCCGTCGGGCGCCACGAGGGCGGGGACAGGGCATACCAGGCGCGCTGCTACCCGTCCTGGCGCTGCGCGGACGGCTTCGTGCGCGGCGGCAACCACTACCAGTGCCGCTGGCGGCGCCGGTACCTCCGCACGTCCACATCGACGTGGGCGCCGTGGGAGGGCTGGAACGAGTGGGCAGAGCGCCCGACGTACGTGGAGGGCGGGGTCACGTGGCTATCGGACGGCGTGGACACCTCGTACGCCGTCGCGGACGCCAAGTCGATGCAGGTGGAGTTCCAGGTGCGCGCGGCCGCGGCCGACGGCGGCGGCCTGCTCGTCGGGGGCGCGGCGGACGCCGTGCACTCCGTCTCCTTCGTGCCGTCGATGTCCTTCGAGGCGGCGGCGGGCGTCACCCCGGAGGCGGTCGAGCTGCGCGTGTCGAGCGACTACCCGGGCACGTCGGCGCTCTACGTCCAGGAGGTGCGCGTGAACGGCGCCAACGTCCTCTACGAGGGATTCGACGCCGGCGCGGTCACGCAGTCGCCGCGGCTGGTCGAGGTCCCGCTGCGGAGGCTGTCCCGCGAGCCCGCCGACGGCGACTCCGTCGAGGTCGTGTACCAGGTGGGCAACGACGTTGTCTCCCGCTGGACGTGGCGCACGTGGTCGAGCGGGGCGCTCAGGGCCGCGTACAGCGCTGGCAACGAGGCTGTGTCGCCAACCATCGAGGCGGGCCCTGGCCGCACGCTGCGCGTCGGCGTCCCCTCGCTGGGCGGCAGCGCCTCCGTGTGGTGGCGCGGCGCAGGCGGGGCGCTCGCGGCGGCCCACGAGGGCGAGAGCGGCGGCGTCGACTGGTGGTCCATCGAGTACCCCATGGGGGCGGGCTTCGGCGTCGTGTACGAGGCCGTGTCCGCGGACGGGTCGCGGTGGGCGCTCGGGTCCGTCGCGATCGCCGCCACGGACCCGCGCCTGGGAGGCCCGTGCCACGCACTCTCCTGGGACGCTGCCGGCGGCGGGCGCCGCAGCCTGCTTGTGGAGTGGGTGGAGAAGTCTGGCTACGGGTCGCGCGACATGCAGCCGGGCTCGGCCACGGCCACGCTCTCCGGCAGGGACCGCCCTGCCGTCACCTTCGACGGCGTTACCAAGGCCACGTGGGACGTGGACGGGTACCTGCTGCCAGGCGGCGACGCCGGGGACGTGGACGACCTGGTGGACGCCGTGGAGCGGGCGCACTACGTCACCTACCGGAGCCCGCGCGGGGAGGTGGCGCGCTGCGCCGTGACCAGGGCCTCGTACAAGTACGACCGCCTGCGCGCCAAGGTGTCCATCGACCTCACGGAGGTGGGCACCGATGGCTGACCTCCTCTTCTCGGGCGGCGTGGACTGGCGCTCCCAGGAGCGCCTGGACTCGCTCCACGCCGACATGGTCAGCCCGTCGGCCCTCTCGCAGACGTACGGGCGGCTGGGCGGGATCGTGCCGTCATCGTGCTCGGTCGACACCGCCTACTACAGCGACACGCGCGAGAGCGCCAAGGTGGCCTACAGGGGCGACGGGTGGCGGCGCGGGACGCTCCTGCGCCTGTGGCACGACCACGGCGGGCGCTCGGACGCCATCGGGACCTACGTGGCCACCGACGACCCGAGCAAGCTCTCGGGCGGCGCGTGGACCACGACCCTGACGATGCACTCGGCCCTGCACATGCTCTCCACCGACCTGCTGCGCTCCCCGCTCACCGTCGAGCAGGGGGCCTCCGCCGTGGAGGCCATGCGGCACGTGTGCGAGGCCGCGGGGCGCCCCGTGCGCGCCACGTGCCACGACTCGCGCGTGGGCTCCACCGTGGTCTTCGAGGCGGGCAAGAGCCGCCTCTCCGCGCTCTTCGGCCTGGCGACGCCGGCCGGGGTGCGCGTGGACGTGGACGCCATGGGCTACGTGACGCTCGAGGACTACGTGTCGCCCGCGTGGCGCTCCCCAGCCTTCGAGCTGTCCCTGGCGGACCCGCGCGGCATCGTCCACGACGGCGTGTCGCGCTCGTCCTCCTGGCTCTCGCTCCCCGGCGAGGCGGTGGTGGTGTGCAAGTACACCGAGAAGGTGCCCGGGGCCGACGGCAGGGAGGAGAGCGTGGAGCGTGAGATCGACGGCCTCGCGTCCGTGACCGCCGGCGCAGCATCCAGGGCGGCGCGCGGGTACGGCATCGGGGTGACCTCCACGGAGAGCCAGTTCGAGGAGCCCCACACCCAGGAGCACGCGGACCAGCTGGCACGCGACCTCCTGGCCCGCAACTCGTGGGCCGGCACCGAGTGGAAGGTGACCACGCAGTACTTCCCCGTGCGCGAGGGGGACGTGGGCTCGCTCGTCGTGCCGGACGCGCCCCTGGGCTACCAGGGCTCGCGCCGCGTGCTCGTGAAGTCCACGAGCCTGGACCTGGCCACGTGGCAGCTCGACCTGACGCTGAGGGAGACGGACGGGATGGTGTTCGACAGTGAGTGACGTGAACGACCTGGCGTCGAGCCTCTTCGGCACGAGCCGCGCCGAGGTGGCGTCCGGCGGCACGTCCACGGCATACGGCACCGCGGCCTCGGACAGCTCCGGCGGCTCCGTCTCCGTGCGCATGGGCTCGGACACGCTGCGCGCGGACGGCCAGGCGGGCACCTCCGTGCCCGTGCCTACCACCACCGACGTCCGCGCGGGGGAGACCGTGATCGTGACCGTGGTCGACGGCCACCCCGTGGTTACCGGCGTCGTGGGCAGCGGGGACAGGCTGCGCACCGACGTGGGCGCGGCGGCCAGCGCGGCGAGTTCGGCGCAGGAGAGCGCCGACAGCGCCAAGGCTTCGGCGGACGCGGCCGCCGCGAGCGCCACGACGCTCTCCAGGACCAGGATGCTCATGGCCACGTGCGACACCGAAGCCGCAACGGCCGCGAAGGCGGCGACCCTCGCGTCCGGCTCGCTCGAGCTCCGCGCCGGCGCCAGCGTCACCGTGGTCTTCTCCCACGCGAACACGGCGTCGGCGCCGACGCTCGACGTGGGCGGCACCGGCGCCAGGCCGCTGCGCACCAACGGGTCAGCGAGCGCCTACTGGGTGGACGGACAGGCCGTGGTGCTCACCTACGACGGCACCTACTGGCAGGTGTGCAGCACGCCCGTCTACGCGTCGACGGTGACCGTGGGCAACCCGGGCGGCTCGAACGTCCGCATCGACTCGAACTCCGTCGACGTGCGCGACGGGACGGACGTCACGGCAAGCTTCGGCAAGGACAAGATCAGGCTCGGAGTCAATGGCGCCCAGATTGACATGGCCGGCGGCAGGCTTTTCATCGATGTCCAAGACCATGCGGCGTCAGAGATGCCATCGGGGTTGCCCACGACAATCACGCGGATGATATGCCCTTCCTCGAATAGCGGGGAAAATGACACTGAGATGTACCTGGGCGCCTATGACAAGGAGTCGGACAGCGTCGTCGGCGGAATAGTCATCACCGTCACGAGAGAGACAAACGGTTCTTACAACACGGCCGTAGGCATAAGCGGCTCCCTCTCCGCCAGCGGCGCCACCCTCGGCACCCCGCTTCCGGTCGCGTCCGGCGGCACAGGGGCGAACACGGCGGCTGGGGCGAGGGCGAACCTCGGCGCGGCGGCCAGGAACGGCTCTGGCCTCACCAACGCGTGGGTCGGCATCTGGAACGGCAACACGAGCGACCCCGGGTACCGCCTCGAGACGTGCTGGTTCGTCAACGGAGTGCAGCGCGGCCTGTGCGTAGACACCTACAACAGACTGCGTTTCTACGGCGCCAACGTGAACAACTGGTCGCTTGGGGGCCTCTCGGGTGACAAGGCCATGACCCCCGTCTACCGCCTGTACAACCAGTACACGGGCGCGCACCACTGGGTCACGAGCCAGTCCGAGTACAACTCGCTCGTCAGCGCCGGCTGGACCGGCGAGGGAATCGTTTGGTACGCGTTCATATAGGGGGAGCCATGGACTACTACGACGAGGGCCTGAACCTCATCTCGGACCCGGACCTGTCCGACAAGCTCATCGAGGAGCGCACCGTGGACGGCAGGACGTACACCGTGCTCGTGCCGCTCTCGGCGGACCAAGCCGAGGCCAGGAGGAGGGTCATGGCCGCGATGGCGGCGCAGCCCACGGCGCTCGGCACCGAGGACGCGCTGGCGGACCTCGGGGCATACGTTGCCAAGCTCGAGGCCCGCGTGGCCGAGCTGGAGGGGATGCAGTGATGGCGGAGATGTACGCGCGGAGGGTCATCCGCGGCGAGATGGCGCTTGAGGACGTGCCGGAGCCGTGGCGCGACGCCGCGAGGGAGATAGTCGAGCGCGAGACGGGCGGCGCCGAGTGACCCCGCTGACGTTCGAGCAGCTCGTGGCGCTCGGCTCGCTCGTGCTCGCGGTCGTGACGATCGGCCTCACCATGAGGCGCGACAGCGCGACCGAGGATGAGCGCCACGCCGCGCGCGTGGCCGAGCAGCAGGTCATGACCGACAAGCTGGACAGCATCAGCGACATGAGCCGCGAGACGCGCGACACCGTGCGCGAGATGTCGAGGCAGCTCACGGAGCACTCGCGGGAGCTCGCCCGCATCGAGACGCGCATGGACGACCACGACAGGAGGCTCGCCGCCATCGAGGGCCGGTGCGACTCTCGCTCGGCGGCTGGCACGGACTAGGAAGAAAGGACACATCATGCAGGACACGATCATGGACTGGGCGAGGGCGGCAGCCGTCCGCGCCGTGAAGACCGCCGCGCAGGCGGCAATCGCTGCCATCGGGGCCACCACCACCATGGGAGGCGTCGACTGGCGCGTGGTGGGCTCCACGTCGCTCCTCGCGGCAATCCTCTCGCTGCTCACGTCGACTGCGGGTATCCCGGAGATTGGCGGCGGCGCGAGCGTCGCTAAGCTCGGGGGCGGCGCGAATGGCGAGGGTTAGCGCCCCTCGCTGCCCGCTCTGCGGGGCGGAGATGCGCGAGGAGCGCGGC